CTAGGCTTGTGCCTATGGATTAAGGCAAGCTAACGCCTAGGCTTGTGCCTATGGATTAAGGCAAGCTAACGCCTAGGCTTGTGCCTATGGATTAAGGCAAGCTAACGCCTAGGCTTGTGCCTACATTATTAATTTATCAATGTGCAAACTTGCCTAAGCAAGCATAAAAGCGCACCCGCTAAGGTGCGCTAATAAGCTAAATTAGACGTTATCGGCACATCTGTCACAATAGACAGTGCCCGACAGATAGCCCGCTAAAGTGTCCTCACAATTAGCGCACCTTGCTAGCTCTCCACTAACACACTTATTACAGACTACGTTCTGCGCGTTAATAAATTGCGCGTAGTACGGTCCCACTACGCTAATGGCGTGCGCGTGTGTTGGACGCTTAGGCGCTAAGTCTTGTGCGCGCTCTAAATCTTTTAGCTTTCCCATATCCTTAACCTTTCCTAGAACTTAACTGTGATTAGGTAATCGTTACCTTCTATCCATGGCATGACACTTACGTAGTAATTAATGCGATTGACAGTTGCGCACCCATTAACGATTAAATAATCGCCACTGTCACCCTCAATACCTGTCCATATGTGGTGGATATCTAATCCTTCTGGCAATTGATCGAATTCGTCTATTGCGTCTCCCGTATGGAATTGTGCATCCCATTGATCATCATTAAGCTCAATTAGCTTTACCATATCCTTAACCTTTCCATAGTGGCTATTAACGATTAATAGCTCTAAAAGTGTGCCCACTAAAGTAGGCACACAATTAGAGTGATTAAGCGCTAGCTATTGGTAGTAGTTGCCTAATGAAGCCACTAGTGTCCTTTTTTCCGGCGTTGCCCTTGACGGTAAGCCCAACAATTACGCCTAATGGGTCCATAGTCCTATCGTCACTTAGGTCACCATTAATAACCTTAAAACTTTGACCGTCTAGGGTATAGGTGTCAGGTAGTTTGCCTTTAGTTTGGAAGGGCATTGCAACGTTATTACCCGCGCGCAATATGTCGGCTAGGTAAGCGTCACTTGTGTGTGCACTTTCCTTAGCACTGTAGGTTAAGTGGTAGCCTGGCATCGGCGCGCGCAGGCTAGGCTTTAGCGCTGTGTAGTCATATAAGCGCACACCTTGCGCGATTAGGTGCCGCATGAATAGCGGCGCTATTAGCTCTAGCCTAATGTCGCTTACTGTGTTAAATCTAAAGTTAATAGCCTTATGCTTTTTTATAGCGTTAGCAAGCTCTGCACCTATTAGCAAGCCTGCACTATATGGGTCACTAAATAGGAAGCCACTACGCACCGCGCGCGCTCTCTGTGTGCTATCAAAAGCACCATGCCCGCTAGTGGCTAGGCACGCGCTAACGCATCCTTTAGACGCACCCGCGCATAAATTCATCGGCTTATTTGTGCCTAAATATTTAACGGTGTCTAGTCCTAATTGAGGAATAAGCATTAGCCCTAACGTGAAGCGTTCTGACTTTTTTAGCTTAGCTTGCGCGCTAGGTTCGGTTAGCATTTTTGCGCTTGCTTGCTTATAGCCATAATTAGCGCGATAAGCCGCGTAAGCCTTGCGCGCTTGACTTAATTGCATGCGGCGTATTTTTGCCTTCCATGCGCTAGTGTCTAGGCCAGACAATAGGCCAGCCTCTAGATTACCGTTAGCTAGTGTGCGTTCTGGCAGGCTAAGCGCTAGGCGCTTTTTTAGTGCGTGTGTGTGTGTACTCATGAAATTAGCCTCTCGTTAGTAGTTAGACGTACCCTATAGACGTAAGTACACTTGCGCAAGTTCCCATATACTTTAATTATTTTTGCGCGCGTGCGTACATATATATGTGTGCATTAGCTTGTTCGCTTGTTCGCTAGGGGTTGACCTAATGGGTGGGGATGACCCGACGAACCCCGACCACGGCTGGCCCCGCGTCCAGGCCGCTCATACCGCCGCAGCGATACCCCTACCCGTATCCGAATACCGGACACAATCTCAACCGCCGCCTGACGCGGCTCAACGACCCAGGAGGTCAAAAATGACTGCTCCAACCCCATTGGAAAAAAAGAGACTTCTGGGTAACCCAGGAAAACGCGCGCTGCCAGCTCTGAGCGACACCTTGGCTATCGAAGCCCTGAGCAGTGCTCCCCTAAATTTGACCGGCGCAGGTCTTGACGCTTGGAACCAAATATCATCTAACTCTCCGTGGCTGTCGGAGTCTGACTTAACGCTCCTGTCGCTGTACTGCGAAAAAGTTGAGCGTCATGTTGAGATGGTAGAGAAGCTGAAGGCAACTGACTACGTTATGTTGACCGACAAGAATTACGCATACGCCAATCCCCTGGTTGGAATGATCTCAACCATTGAGACTGACATGGTGAAGATCCTGAGTCTTATGGGTCTCACTCCAGCAGATCGTTCGCGTCTTGGTCTCGCTGAGGTTAAGGCCGCATCTACCCTGGAGAAGCTGAGAGCTGCTAAGGCCAACAAGTGAGCGTCCAAGGTTGGCCGCCACGGTACTTAACGCACACCACACCGACTCAGCGTAAGAATGGTGACGGTGACTTTGCTGCACAGTTCATTGAGTCTTACGCGCGCGTGGTGAAGGATTCGCTTGGTGGTAAGTCCGGTGAGCTTATTGTTCTTCGGCCTTGGCAGCGTGAGTTACTGAATTGGTTGATGGCTAGAAACTCTAAAGGCAAGAAGATGCACCGTCAGTCACTTATTGGGCTTCCTCGTAAGAGTGGCAAATCTGCTCTACTCTCAGGTTTGGCGCTGTACGAACTTATCCTGGGTGCTGATGGTGGTGAGGTCTTTACTGTGGCTTCTAGCCGCGACCAGGCACGAATTGTTTTTGGTACTACTCGCCGCATGGTTGAGATGGACCCTGAGATGAGTGCAATGACGAAGGTGTACCGCGATGCTATTGAGGTTCCTTCTACTGGTTCGGTGATGCGAGTCATGGCAGCTGAAGCGCCGCAGCTTGAGGGTCTTAACCCTACTTTCGTTATTGTGGATGAGGTTCATGCTTTACCTGATCGCCAACTGTGGGATGTGTTCTCGCTGGCGATGGGTGCAAGACCCGATCCGCAGATGGTGGGAATTACTACTGCTGGTGTGAAGTATGACCGGCATGGTCAAGAGAGCCTTTGCTACTCCATGTTCAATTATGGAACGCGCGTAGCTGCTAAGGAGATTGAAGATAACTCTTTCGGTCTTTCCTGGTGGGCACCTAAGAAGGATGATGCGGATTACCGCGACCCTAAGGTTTGGAAAGAAGCAAACCCTGGTTACGGAGACATCCAAGATCCTCTTGACTTTGAGTCGGCTGTGAAGCGCACACCGGAAGCAGAGTTTAGAACTAAACGACTTAACTTATTCGTGGACGCTCAGAGTGCATGGATTAACAGTGATGCATGGGATTCGGTGAAGCTTGAGCAAGAGATACCTGCGGGTGGGTCTGTGGTTCTTGCTCTTGATGCCAGTTTTAACTCTGACAGCACAGCGCTCGTGGGTACCTATATTTCAAACGAGCTTGATGTGGACGGAAATATTCCTGTACCTCACATTTTTGTAGCGGGTCTTTGGGAGCGTCCACAGGGCGCAACTGATGACTGGACTGTTGACATTTTGGATGTTGAGGCTCGCATACGGGAGCTGTGTATTCAGTACAACGTTCTGGAGATCGCGTGTGACCCTTACAGGCTTTCGCGTTCAATGGAAGTTTTACTTGAAGAGCGATTACCTGTTGTTGCTTTCCCACAGACTGCTACACGAATGAGTCCTGCGACTATGCGCGTGTACGAAGGTGTGTCCAACAAGACGATCACCCAGGATGGTGATGTCAGGTTGGCTCGCCATGTTGCTGGTGCTGTACTTAAAGTCGATAACCGTGGCTCTCGAATTGTGAAGGAGTCCCGTGGGACTTCTCGAAAGATCGACGCAGCGGTTTGCGCGATCATGGCTTTGGACCGTGCTGCTTACTGGCAGACCGAATTGAAGAAGCCACCTCGCATGGTTTATTCATTCTAATTCCCGCACCTGGTGTGCGGTTACCTTTTAATTTCCGCGCTCCCGGTGGGTGCTCTTACTGTCAGGATGGCAAATGGAAAAGCTCGAAAAAGAATTTACTGATCTGGTTGCAGTCAACCGTTGGAATGACCTGGTTGAGTGGGACCGCTACTACCGAGGAGACTTTGACCTTGCAAGCCTTCCTTCGACGAATCATTCAGCAGTTGCAAAAGAATATGACGATCTATTAAACCGCGCTGATCTTCCTATCTGCTCACTGGTGGTTTCTGCCGTGGTGGAGAGACTTAAGGTTGAAGGTTTTCGTGAAGGCAGCGACGAGCTGACTAACTCACTGCTCTGGGAGTGGTTCCAGAAGTCAAAGCTTGATGCACGCCAGCAGATGCTGTATTCCGATGCGATGGTTTTTGGCGATGGATTCCTTTCTGTGACTCCTGGCGGAGACATTCCTATTTTCCGGGTGGAAAGCCCGATGAACCTCAGTGTCGATTACAACCCTGAAGACCCGATGCTCATTAAGCGAGCAGCAAAAGTTGTCGGGGACTACGGGTGGCTTTACACAGACGAAGTTATTTACAGTTTTAAGTATTCCAGAGAGACCATTACTGGATGGACTCTTACTGGTGAGCTTGAGCACACCGGGGGTGCTACCCCTATCATTCGGTTCCCAAACCGCATTGATTCGCGTGGTCGTTCGATGTCAGAGATCCAACTTGTCGCTTCTATTCAGCGACGGATCATTCAAACGACGGCAGATCGCCTTCTGGTGCAGCGTGCAGCCGCATGGAAGCAAAGGTATGTCAGTGGTATTTCGGTTGACACGGATGCAGACGGTAATGCTGTCTCTCCTTGGAACATTGGTGTCGATCAACTGATTGTCTCTGAAGATGTGGACACGAAGTTTGGTGAGTTTGGTGCGTCCTCGTTCAAGGAGCACCTCGAGGCGGTTGACCTCGATATAAGGCAAGCCGCTGCAGTTACTCAGACTCCTCCTCACTTGATTGCACCTAGTGCGATTTCAAACATCTCTGCTGAGGCGCTGGTTGCGCTTGAGGCTGGTCTTGCCAGCAAGGTTAAGGATCGACAACTGACTTGGGGGGAAGCTTTTGAAGAGGCACTTCGTATTGGTGGCAGGATGGTTGGTCAAGAGATCTCGTATGACACTGAGACGGTTTGGGCAGACCTTGAGTCTAGGAGCGACGCACAACGTGTGGATGCTGCCTTGAAGCTTCGCAGCATGGGACTTCCGCTACCCTTCTTACTGGAGCGTATCGGCTTGTCACCACAAACGAGTGATCGTGTGATGGCTAGTGTCCGTCAAGAGCAGCAACTGGCAGCCGACATCAGTGCCTCCTCGTTCGGCTTAGGTGCCGGTCAAGGACCACTAGACGAAAATGCCTAGCGGCGAATCGGTCGCAGAGATCTCGCGTAAGCGTTACGTCAGGGACATTGAGTACCTTCGTAACACGGGCATTATGGCCTATACGCAGATGCTTGCGGGTGTGGACTACCGAGAC